TAATATTTGAAATTAACTAATATGGATACTTACGAAGTTCAATTTAAAGAAAATGAAACAGAGGGAGTTTATGCTATTAGTTTAGTGGATTCGCCAGCTATGGAGTCGACATTTATTGCTTTAAGTGAACAAAAAGAAATACAACTAAAAGCAATTGACACCGAGAAAAGGATTTTATTAGGTGCGGTTTTAATTCCTAACAAACCAATTTATAGAAAGCAAGACGGCAAAGAATTTAACATAACTTTTCCAGAAAAGACAATCCAGTTAACAATGGAAAACTTTTTTAAAAAAGGTTATCAAAACAATTCAACTTTAGAACATAACGAAGAATTAAAATTACAAGATGTAACATTTGTTGAAAGTTGGATTAAAGAAAGTGAAGTTGACAAATCAGTACATTACGGATTTAACGAACCTAACGGAACGTGGTTTGCAAGTATGAAAGTCAATAACGATGAAGTTTGGAATGACTTTGTTAAAACAGGAAAGGTAAAAGGATTCTCAATTGACGGATTCTTTGATTTAGAAAAGATTAATTTAAAAAGTGAATTTAATATGAGTGATGTAAAAAACGAGTCTTTAGTTGATTCTTTCAAAACCGCACTATCTGAATTTTTTAGTACTAAAAAGGAAAAAGAAACAGAGGTAAAGTTGGGAAGTGTAATGACAAAAGATGGAACGCTAACAATTGAGTTTGATGGCGACACAGTAGCAGTTGGAACTGAAATGTTCTTAACAAATGAAATGGGAGAAAAATTACCCGTTCCAGATGGTGAGTACACTTTGGAAGATGATATGGTTGCTGTAATGGTAGATTCTAAAGTAGCGGAATTAAAACCAGCTATTGCAGAAGAAGAGCAACCAGTTGCAATGGATAACACACCAACAAGCGAGCCAGCCGGAACGTCAAGTGTTAAAAGTGAAAAGTTTACGCAAGAAGTTTTCTATCAATTAGCCCAAGTTGTTGGTGCTGAATTAGAAAAATTCAAAACAGAATTTAAAGCCGAATTAGCTTTAGAAAAAGAAACGATTAAAGAAGTGGTTTCACTTACAAAACAAAAAGGAGATAACAAAAGTGCAGAACCTAAAACTGCAAAAGAAAGAATTTTTAACAAAATAAACCAAATTAAATAATGGCAACAACTGTATCTGTAACATCAAACTACGCTGGTAAAGAAGCCGGAGCAATCGTAGGACAAGCTTTTAAAGAAGCGGACACAATCGCAAAAGGGTTTGTAACTACTTTTGAAAATATTAACTACAAACTTAACTTGAGAAAAATTGAGTTAACTGGTGGAAAAAGAGCATACTCTTGCGGACACGTTCCATCGGGTGCAATTACCTTATCTGAAAAAGTTTTAGAGCCTATCAAATTCAAAGATGACTTTGAAGTTTGTAAAGAAGATTTTAGAGCTCAATGGAGTGAAGAGTCTATGGGTTCAAGTGCTCACAACGATAACGCACCTAAAGACATTATGGATGCTATTTTAGTTGAAAAATTAGCACAAACTGCTCAAGAATTAGATTTCAATATCTGGAACGGAGACTCAACAGATACAACTGAATTTGATGGTTTCTTAAAATTATTCTTAGCAGATGCGGATGTTATCGATGTTGATTTATCAGCGGCTACAACAGAAGCGAATGTAGAGGCTCAATTGAAACAAGCTTTAACAGCTGTTCCGGTTGCATTAAGAAGAAAAGATTTAAGAATTGGAGTATCTTCTGATGTTGCTCAAGCTTATAACTTTTACTTAATTTCTAAAGGAATTTCAAATGGTTTAGGTGGTGACGCTAATACTATTATGAAATTTGGAAAATACACTATTGAAGAGTTAAATGGTTTGCCAGATTCTACAATGGTAATTGCTGAGCCTAAAAACTTAATCTTCGGAACTGGTTTATTAGCTGACCATAATGAAGTTAGATTAGTTGACCAAGACGAAACTTTATTAAACGGAAAAGTTATCGGTACAATGGTTTATAACGCTGGAGTTCAATACTACAACGGGGAAGAGATTGTTTGGGCAAGACAAATCGCATAAATTAACATAACCGCCTATTAATTTAGGCGGTTTTTAAATCAAATAGATATGGCGTGTAACGTAGCAAAAGGATGGAAACTACCTTGTAAGGACCAAAGAGGAGGTATCAAATATATCGACTTCGCAATCTTTGCAGAGTATGGTTTTTCAGTAACAGCCCAAGAAATTGCAACTTTGCCAGTATTATTAACTGAAGTATTTAGATATGAAGTTAAAGGAACTGGTAATACATTTGTAGAAACGGGAACTGTAAATGTAGATAATAGAACAACTGAAGTAGCTCAAGTTATCACAGCGGTTTTACCAAGATTAAATAAAGAAACAGAAGTAGAATTAATGGCTTTGTCAGCTGGTAGAACAGTTGCTTTTATTCACAATTTTAATGGTGACGTGAAAGTAGTTGGAATTGATAGTGGTTTAGATGCTACAACTTTTGTAGCTCAAACTGGTGGAGCTGGTGGAGATTTAAGTGGTTATAATATTACACTTCAAGCGATGGATAATAAGACTGCACCATTTTTAGGAGCAACCGCTAAAACAGCGTTAGAAGCGTTAGTATCGGATGTAGTAATTACACCATAATAAAAAAAAAGATTAATTAATAAACCCGTACTTTAAGTAGTGCGGGTTTTTTTATTTAATTACAAACGCAAAAAAATACGTTATATATTTATGCAAGTATTCAAACCTTTAGACTTAATACATATTTTAATTTTCATTCCGAGAAATGAGAATACAACTGTATTGTTAAAAATTAGAAACGAATTAAGAAACACAGAAAATTCTATTGAGATAGATGGCGAAATGATTAAGGGTGTTTTTTATGGCAATTTTGAATATACTTTTAAAGAGGGTGGAACTTATGAAATTGAGGTTTACGATTTATCCACAAACTTATTATTTAGAGGAAAAGCATTTGCAACAAATGAAACGGATTTACAAAACTATAAACTAATAAAATGAGTTTAGAACTAATACAATTAAATAACTACATACGACCAGAAGTTAAAGAAGTTAACAACAAAGAGTATGTAATGAATGGCGATAAAAATGGATTTTATCAATACATTATCGATAGATACAATGGTTCGCCTACAAATAGAACTATTATAGATAGTTATTCTAAATTTATTTATGGTAAAGGATTGTATAGTAAAGAGCAAAGTTCTAAAGCGATGCAATTTGCAAACGTGTTACAAATACTATCTAAAAAGGATTTAAAAAGTATTTGTCAAGATTATGTGTTATTTGGTGAAGCAAGTTTAGAATTGATTTACGATAAAAGTAAATTACTTAAAATTAAACACGTTCCAAAAAATCAAATATTACCTAATAAAATGAATGAAGATGGCGACATTCAATTGTATTGGTTTAGTCAAGATTTCAACAACGTTAGAAAATACCCACCGAGAGAAATTGAAAGTTTTTATTTTAAAAAAGAAACTACTGAAAATGCTATTTATGTTATAAGTAATTACCAAGCTGGTAGAACTTATTTTGCGGACCCGAGTTATATGGCTGGTTTGCCTTATGCCGAATTAGAAGAGGAAATTGCTAACTATTGTGTTAACCATATTAAAAATGGTTTATCCTTTGGTTATATCGTTAATATGAATAACGGAGAGCCAGAAAGCGTCGAAATTAAACAACGTTTAGAATCTAAATTTAAGAACTTTGGTACAGGTTCAGAAAATGCTGGGCGTGTTATGGTTAATTGGAACGATAGCAAAGAAAACGATATAACACTTACAGCGGTTGAAGTTAGTGAAGCACATAAACAATACGAGTTTTTAAGTGGTGAGGCTACTCAAAAACTTATGATTGCTCACAAAGTTACAAGTCCAATTATATTTGGTATTATCAAAGAAGGTGGTTTGGGTAATAATGCAGACGAAATGGAGTCAGCATTTAACGAATTATATATTAATGTTATTAAACCATTACAAGAAAATTTACTAGATTCTTTAATGGAAGTATTCATAGCAAACGGAATGACTATTGATTTAGATTTTATTCCATTAAGAGGATTAGCACAACCGCAAGCCACACAATTAGCAACGCAAAAAGAAGAGATTAATGGCGATGTTGCTGAATTTCTTTTAAATAAGGGTGAAGATATAGATTTAAACGAATACGAGGTTATAGATACTGAAGATTTTTCAGATAGTTTAGTAGAATTAAATGATTTTACTTTAAACACTTCTTTAAGATTAGCAAGTGTGCCAAGTTCTTTTCCAAACGTTAAAAGTGAATTGGATAACGAAATATTTAAAGTTCGTTTTAATTATGCTGGCACAATGCCAGGTAGTCAGTCACCACAAAGAGACTTCTGCAAAAGAATGTTATCAGCTCAAAAGGTTTACAGAAAAGAAGATATTGTTTTGGCTGGAGATAAAAAGGTAAACGCTGGTTGGGGTCCTAACGGAACAGATACTTACGACATTTTAAAATATAAAGGGGGCGGTAATTGCAAACATAAATGGGTAAGAAGTATTTATTTAAGAAAAAACAACAAGTCTATTACTTTTGACCAAGCTAAAAAAATGATAAAAGATTTAAAAGAGTTGGGTATTGATACAAAAATAGAAAATAGTGGCGAGCCTTTAAGTTCAATTGAGCCAAACAAAATGCCTAACAACGGATTTTTAACAAAATAATTATGGAATACTTACTTTTATCAGACCAAGAGTTACTTGAAAACACTATTTTAGGCGGTAATATCGATACAGATAAATATAAATTTTGCGTACAAGATGCTCAATTATCGAAACTTATTGAAATATTAGGCGAGGATTTATACGAAAAGATTAAAACAGATTACGAAAACGACGATTTAACGGGCGATTATAAAACTTTGTACACTAAATATATTAATCCTTTTTTAATTCACCAAAGTGCAGTGGAATATCTTTTAATTGGAAGTTATCAAGTAGCGAATGGTGGGGTTTTTAAATTAACACCGCAGAATGGTACACCCGTAGAAAAGGCGGATATTGATTATTTAGTTACAAACCAAAGAAACAAAGCAGAAATTTATCAGGGTAGAATGGAAAAGTTTTTATGTTTAAATATTTTGCCCGAATATATTATAACTCAAAACAATATCGTTAATCCTAAAAAATCAAACTATGGAGGATTTTCATTTTTATAAAACTATGGAGAAAAAAAAGCGAGAAACGAATAAAAAAGTAATTGAAAAAATAAATTTATTTTTAAAGAAACAAAAAAATGAGTCAACAGATAATAAACGTAGGTAGTGCACCAAATGATGGAACGGGCGACTTATTAAGAAACTCGCAAATAAAAGCAAATGCCAATTTTACTGAATTATATAATAGTGTAGTTACAAACACTTCGGACTTAATAAACGATGGTGAAGATGGAGTAAATCCTTTTATTAGTTTGTTAGATTTACCAAGTAATTTAATATTATATCCAACAACAGCGACAAGCGATGTAAGTGGATATGTAAAATTAGTTACAGACATTCACGATGTAGATTATAACACAACAGCAGTCGATGTAATTACGGGTTCAATAACTGGAACAAATCAATTAATAGCTTCGTTAATTACAACCGCTGGTTTGATTGTTGGTAATGCTGGAGTATTCAATACAACAACGATAGGTAATATTAGAAAAACTGCGGGTTCTGGTAATGCTGAATTTTATTATTTAATTTACAAAAGAACGTCTTTAGGAGTTGAAACTTTAGTAGGTACTTCAAATCCTACCATTCCGGTAAGTAGTGCTGTTTATACTCAATTTAATACAGTTGCTTTATGGGACGATGGTATTTTTGATGTTACTGATAGAATAGTATTAAAGTTTTACGCTTCAAAAGTAGGCGGTGGAAGTTCACCAACTTATGATTTTCAATTTGGAGGTTCAGCACCCGTTAGAACTTTAGTACCAGTTTCTTTGTCTGTAATTCCTACTGATGCGTTATCCAATCAAATAACGGACTACACAAACGCTACTTTACCATTAACGGGAACAGAAAATCTAATTTTAAACGATGGTACGGGGTGGAAAAAATTAAGTAGTGGTGATTTAGTTGTTAGTGGTGGTGGTTCAAACAAAAGAACCGTTAACTATACTTACGAATTTAATGGAGTTTTAAGTACCGCTACAAATAATTGGTGTGGAGCCACCGCAAATGGCGTTCCAAGTATGTTGATTTCAAGCGCAACGCTTACACCAAGTAACAATTTTTCTGCTGCACCCGTTCAGTCGCCTGCTTGGGTAGTCCCCTTTAATTGTAGGTTAAAATCTATAATTATAAAAGGTTTTTCTAATACAGGGTCAGGAATTGTTGATTTAGCTTTTTCAAGTGGAACTTATTTAGGTTCAGGCTCTACGTTGGTAAACAATACAATCTTATCAAATCAGCCTTTTACGTTACATAATTATTTAGGCGTTAATAATTTTGCGGAAACATTGCAGGTAACAGATACTGGATTTACAAATTATGTAATTCCAAAAGGTTACGAAATTAGAATGTTTATGAACAACAGAAACGTAGCGAAAAATCTATTGAGTACAACTATATTAATTGAATTTGAAGAGGAAATATAATGGAAAGAATAACAAATAATTTAGAGTGGGGTGGAAGTTACACGCAAGAGTTTATAGATACCAATTTAGAATTAGTTTCTGAATGGATTTTTACGAATGAAGAATGTAATCCGAATTTTATTATTAAGAAATGGAACGGCACGCAATGGATAGAGGGAGCAACACCAGAAGAAATTTTGCAAGCCAATGCAATAAACGTACCTACAACAATATCACGAATGAAATTCATTATACAAGTGTTTTTAACTACGGGTATAATGTATGAAGACATTGTTTTGTTTATTCAAAATATGAACTTTGACGCTGCACAAAAATACGTTATACTAACACGTTTAAGAAGTGCTACTCACTTTGATAGAAACTCAAGCGACTTACTTACAATTTCTGCAATGATGGGTATTACTTATGAACAATTAGATGAAATATTTATTAATGGTAATTTAATTGAATAATGGGAGTAGTTTTATTTATTATTGCTTACTTACTATTCTTACCTATAACTTTTTTTAATGCGTTAAACGTACGTAAAAAAGGTTATATGCGAGATAGTGCAGTTAATTTAGATAGATATGCAAATAGAGAGTTTAGATTTAGTTTAAACAAATATTTGATAGTTGAAAAGTCGCCCGATAGATTTGGAGATATTACAGAAACAATTTCCAGCGTATTGGGAAAAAACCAACAATCAAATAATTTAACTAAATTCGGAATAACCATTGCAAATATTTTAGATACAATCGAAAAGGAACACTGCAAAAAATCAATTAACAAATGAAACAAGAACTAAACACCTACATTTTAGTATTTTTGAAAACACTATTTTTACTTATTGCCACAATATTAACACCGATTAAGGGATTACTTTTAGTAACTGGTTTTGCAGTTTTTTTAGACACATTATTTGCTATCTACACCACAATAAAATTAAATGGGTGGGTAAGTTACCAAAGTACAAAACTATTTAATATCGTTGTTAAAAGTTTCTTTTATTTAGGTTCTATTATGTTAGCTTATGCAATCGATATTAATATAATAGGTGCAAATTTAATAATGAATATTGATTTATTTTTGTCTAAAGTAATTACTATTTTTTGGCTTTATATTGAGGTTAAATCAATAGATGAAACAAGCCAAAAACACGGTAATAAACCTTTTTATACAATCATTAAAAATATGTTAGATAAGGCAAAAGAATTAAAAAAAGATATTAACGAAATTAAAGAGTAATGTTAAGCACAAAAGAAATTACACAAAAATACGGAAAACCAAACGAAAACGGAACTTATTTAGTTAGTATTAAATTACCTTATCCAATGCGTTTAGCGTGGGATACTAAAACAAAAGTTACTACAATGCGATGTCATAAATTAGTAGCTCAAAACTTTACAAATGTATTTAACGAATTATTAGCAGTTTACGGACTTGCAAAAATACAAGAGTTAGGAATTGATTTATTTGGTGGTTGTTTTAATTTTCGTGCTATGCGTGGTGGTTCAGATTATAGTAGGCATTCTTGGGCAATAGCGATAGATTTAGACCCGGAAAGAAACCAATTAAAAGAAACAAAAGCAACAGCGAGATTTGCACGACCAGAATATAAACAAATGATAGATATATTTTATAAAAATGGTTTTATAAGTTTAGGAAGAGAAAAGAATTATGATTTTATGCATTTTGAGATTGCTAAATAATCCGTTATTAAACACAAAACATATTAAATTGTTTTAAATAACAATCATTTAAAATAAAAAAACCCATTCATTTAAGAGTGGGTTTTTTTGTCTAACCTAAAAAACTAATTATGAAAAATCAAATATACAAAATTATTTCTTATATTTGACAAACTAAAATAATTTTTATGAAAAACAAATGGAATTACCTAGACGAACAAATAACACCATTATTACAAAACTCAAAAGAATATAGCGTAATAGCAAGGCAGTTGCTTAATTCAAACGTAGGCGGACATTTAAATCCCGACGTTAAGGCACTATCTGAATATATGCGTAGGCACGAAAAACGCTTATTAGATACGCACGAGGGTTTTTATGAAGCAACTAACCAAGTAGACATTCCTGTTACTTCGGCTCGCAATATGTGGATTAAAACACAAAATAAAGAGGGATTAAATTTTAGCGTACTTGCTAAAAATCCTAACTTTGTAGAAGCTGAAAAATTAGATATGTCTATTCTGCAAGGCGAACTAATAAAAGAATTACAAAATTACACACCTAAATACACAACTATTGAAAGAATAAAAAGCAATGATAATAAAAGATTATTTGTTTTTGACCCTGCAGACATTCACATAGGAAAATTATGTTCCGCTTTTGAAGTGGGCGAAACGTACAACAATCAAATAGCAGTACAAAGAGTTTTAAAAGGCTGTAAAGGTATTTTAAGCGAGATAAAAGAAAATAGCATAGATAAGATATTATTTGTTATTGGTAACGATGTTTTGCACATAGATAACCCAAAACGAACTACAACAAGCGGAACACCACAAGACACAGACGGAATGTGGCATACTAATTTTTTAATTGCTAAATCTTTATATGTCGATATTATTGAAATTTTAATGAGTATTGCAGATGTTCACGTAGTTTATAATCCAAGTAACCACGATTATACAAATGGTTTCTTTTTGGCTCAAGTAATTGAAACGCATTTTAAAGATTGTAAAAATGTTACTTTTGATACTACAATAGCACATAGAAAATATTTCACTTATGGTAAAAATTTAATCGGAACTACTCACGGAGATGGTGCGAGCGTGGATAAATTACCGATGTTAATGGCAGAAGAAAGTAAGGATTGGACTAATTGCAAACATAGATATATTTATTCTCACCATTTGCATCATAAAGTTAGTAAAGATTATATGAGTGTTTGTGTTGAAACGTTAAGAAGTCCAAGCGGTACGGATAGTTGGCATCATAGAAACGGGTATCAACATTCGCCCAAAGCAGTTGAGGGATATTTACACGATAAAGAACACGGACAAATCCAACGCTTAACTTTTATTTTTTAATTATGAGTGCAGAAGATAGAATAAATAAAGTACAAAAATATTACTACATAAGAGGTTGTAATAAAGAAAGTGTAAACAACGTATTGAGAAACATTTTAAAAATAAAATATAAGTTATGAAAAAAGCAATATTAATAATTCCGTTATTCTTAATCAGTTGTGCGACTGTTAAAAAATCAAATACAGAAACGGAAATAAAAACAGATAGCACCTCAATAACGAATTTAGACGCTTCTAGGTTTTCGCAAAGTTATATCCTGGAACCCGTTAATTTAGAAAAACCTATCTTAATAGGTGGAAAAGAATATTTCAATACAAAAGCAACGTTTACCAATAGCACCGAAAGGATAATATACAAGGATAGCACTTCAAAAAAGGTCGATTTAAAGCAAGAAGTAAAAGAAAAGGAAAAAGACTACACAGAAATAATTGAAAGTGTTACAAACAAGTTATTTATATTATTTATACTGTTTTTGATAGTACTTTATTTAAAAATAAAAGCCACTAATTAAGTGGCTTTTTTTATATTTAATTTTACGCAACTACTAATTTTTTAAGTCGCTTGTTTTTAATAGGTTAGAAAGGCACTTGCGTATATTTACGAGTTATGGTTAATGCTACGAACTATTTCCAAAAGAAAATACCTCCTATTAATAATCCAAAAAAACCAATTAAAAAAGATGCTATTCCTAAAATCATTATAACAGTCATTATGTTTTCTGATATTTTAGACTCTTTTGCTTCTATTGAATTTGCGACAGAAATTCCCATTCCCATAAAAGTAAATGCTCCTAAAAGCGCCATTAATGCTAATATTTGTATCATATTTTTTGTGTTTAAATGTCACAATTATAGTAAATATTTGTGACAAACGTTAAGTAATTAATTATTTTTAAACTTGTTCAAATTCGTAATATGGGGCAAAATATACATTACCACAATCTAATTTTATTACAAAAGCAGTTTTTGGTTTTTTTACAGGGAGGATAACATCTTTTATTATTTTTAAAATCCGCACTAACCATAACATCAGTTTTGCAAGATTGCTCGTTTTGTTTTTCGTTTGAAATATTTTCTTTCATTGTAATTTTATTTTTTAGTTAGAAGTTTATTTTTAATAGTCGCAACCTCGCAAAGCTGAGGGAACGTTAGCGGTCAGCTGGAAATATGGGGCGTTGAACGTTTCCTGTCATTAAATGATGTTTAAATGCGTTTGTAACATCTTCCGAATTTTGTATAACTTGCTCAAACAAATCATAAATATCCATATCCATAACCAAGCATTGTACTACTGTGTTAAAAACCGCTGATTCGTGATAAAGTCTTTCGCCATTTTTAAATCTTGAAATAACTTCTTTTGTTTTTTCGTGAAATTGAATATCTGTCATAATAATTGGATTTTAAGTGCCGAACCGCTAACAATGCATTGTAGCAATTGTGGCATAAGGTTTAATTTAATGGTTATTTTATACTTTTATTTTTAGTGATTAATCGAAACTTGTTTTTGTGTCATTCCACAACTGAAATAAACACGCAAAACGTTAGGAGCAACTACAAAACCACCCATCTTGCAACTATCATTTCGTTAATTTCTTTGTCTATTTGTATCTGTTCCTTAATCCAATGTAATACAATTTCTAAATGCTTTTCTTTAAAGTGTCCGTTTTTAGCAATGTTATGTTCTACTGCATCTTTTGTAATGCTTAATTTTTCGGACAATCTATCTTTAAATCCGTTTTTGTCTTGTATGAATTTATACAACGTTTTTATCTCTTCATTCATAATTAATTGTTTTAAATATTATTTTACAAAGATAAACCTTTATTCGATATAAACAAACAAAATACTAAAATTAATTATTTTTTTAATTATTTTTAAAAAGATAGTTGTTAATTGAAATATTTGTTTTATATTTGCATATCTAAATAAACGAAATTATGAAAACAGCAATTAAAACAATAGTAGATAGTATAGAAAAAGAAGTAAACTATATTATAGAGAATTACAACAACTTCGGATATGAGGGCGAAAAAGATTTTGACTTTGGAACATTTAATTATGAAATGGAAACAATCAATAAAAAATCTATCGGCGGTGAGTGGGACGAAATACTAAACGAAACATTTGTAAAGATTAACGTTATTAGCGTCGATGTAACAAACGAAAACAGTAAAACACCTACTAACTTATCAACCGAAGTATTTAACCAATTAGAAACAAGTTATACAAATTATTAATTATGGACTTATTAGAAATTGAAAGGCTAAAACTTGTTTCTTTAAAATCAAAAGAATTATTATCTGTTTTAAGTGGCGAATGTGAATCTGGAATTATTAATAATTTGTTAAATAGAACCGAACAAATAATTTCACATTATAACAGACAAAATTTAACAGTTATTGATGTAACAAATAAAGAAAAAGGAATATTTAAGTCTGCTATTAAAAAAGTAGTATTAGGTTGTTTTTTTAATAAATTAGGCAAAGAAAATTTAAGAGAAGATTTTAAAAAAAGGTGTGATAAATTAAAACTTGAAGAAGATTTTATTTTAAAATACACTTTATTTTCAAGACAATGCAATAGAATGTTTCCAAACGCTTTAGAAAAAGCACTTTTAAATACATTCCATAGCGTTATAATAAATGAATTTGCAAAACAAAACGAAGAATTTTTAACTAATATAAAATAAATAACTATGAAACCAGTAAACACAAAATCATTATTAGCGTTCGTATTCGGACAAATGGAAAAATTAGATAACAACGAAATTGATGTTGATACTGCAAATGCACAATCAAAATTAGTTCAACAAGCAAATAATATACTACGTTCAGAACACGAAAGAGTAAGAGTTAAAATTGAGTTAGAAAGACACAATAAAGAATATAGCTCAAATTTAGAATTTAGAGAAGTTGAATCAAAAAATTTCGATTAATTATGAGCGTAGAAGTAGATGAAATTGACTTTAGAGCATTAAAGCAATTAATAGCAAAAAGAAAAGAATTGAAACATATTGAAAAACATTACTACGATTATGAAAGTCCGGTTTGTTATCTTGAAACATTAAAGGAACGCAAACAAGTAGAAAAGCAAATTTTTAAACTAATTAAAACCTTATAAAATGAAAAATAATATATCAGATTTAGCACCGAAAAGAAAGTCAGACTTTGAAAAAGTTTTAGAGTTTGAAAAATGGATGCGTGAAAAAGTAAAAAATATTCACGTAGGAAAAAATAAAAGAATGTGTAATGCTTACGAAATTGTAATATCATAATGGAACATTCACAACTTCAAAAGAAACTTGCAGAAATATTCGTTTTATCCAGTTCACTTATAAACCGATTAGATGAAATTAATATAACGGAATCGGGAAAAGAGTTAAAAGAAAAAGCGGAACAATTTACGCAAGTGTTAGAACCACTACTCGAAAAGTTTTATAATAGCAAAGTAAGTCAAACCAACGTATTTACAGAATTAGAAAAGAAGATAGATTACGTATTTAACAAAAATATTAAACTTAATAAATAGAAATTATGTCAAAAGGATTATTTGAATTGATGCAAATGGAAGAAATTGAAACAACAAATTTCTTACCAAGCAAAAAAGAATTAGTAAAACAATCTACTAATTTTATAACTAATATTTTAGATAGTGGAAATTATAACATTCACGAATTACTTTCACAATCAAAACGAGCAAGTGAAAGCCTGGAAGTTATTAACACAGAAATATTAAAACGTTTGCCCCAAGAGAATTTTGAAGCGTTTGGATTAAAAGGAACGTTTCGTAATGGTGGCGAAAAACTAAACTTTGGCGAAGATTGGTTAGTAGCTGAATTAGAAGAGAAATTAAAGCAACGTAAAGAATTAGTAAAAGTAGCTACCAAATCAGATGAAACTATTTACGATAGCGAGGGGTTAGAAGTTACAAAAGTTTCAAGTATACAAATAAAAAGCAGTTTAAGTATTGCTTTTTAAATAAAAAAGTTGTACATTTGAAAATCTTAAAAAATTAAATATCTTATCTTATGAAAAACATTGCAACTGCTTTATTAAAAGCACAATCAGAAATGAGCAACCCAAAAAAAGGTGCTACAAATCCTTTTTTCAAATCTAAATATGCGGACTTAAACGCAATTAGAGAGGCTGTTATTCCAATACTAAATGCAAACGAAATCGTAGTACTTCAACCGATTGTTCATTTAGATAATAAAAACTTTGTACAAACTATTTTACTACATTCAAGCGGTGAAAAGTTAGAAAGCCTAACAGAAATTATTTATAATAAGCAAAACGATGCTCAGGCACAAGGTAGCGGAATTAGTTACGCACGTCGTTATTCTTTACAATCATTTGTTTGTGTTGGTGCTGATGATGATGATGGACAAAAAGCGGTACAAAGTAAACCACAAGCCACAAAAGAAGTAATGGATAAAGCTAAAACAACTAACGCTACTATTGAAGCAATCAAAACAAAATATTCTGTTAGTGCAGAATTAGAAAAATATTATTTAAATCTTTAATCTTTATTATTATGTCAGTTAAAACAAGTTATTACGGAAGCATTGACTTCACAAAATTAGTAGAAATGGCAAAGGCTGGAAACAAAGCCTTTACTAAAACAGAAAACGGAAAAATTTATTTAAATGTTCGTATTTGGGTAAATGATGAATTAGATAAATTTGGTAATGTAGCGAGTTTTCAAAGCAACTTTAAAGGGGCACAAAAAGAGGATAAATTTTATTTTGGTAACTTAAAAGAAAGCACACCAACTGAGGAAAAAGTAGAAGCTACTGATGTAAATGTGGATTTAGACAGCCTACCATTTTAATCTAATTAACAGAAACCCGTATTAATTGCGGGTTTTTTTATATCTTTGAATTATGGAACTATTAGTAGTAAAAACAATTAACGGACTTTTAAAGCCAGCTTTTGACGAGGACAAAGAAAAGTTTTCGCAATTTCCTAAAGATGGTTATTTTGAAATAAAGTACACAAAAAAAAGGAATGTAAAATTCCATCGTAAATTTTTTGCTTTGTTAAAAATAGCATACGAAAATCAATCTGATTATAGGTTAATGGAAGATTTAAGGCGTGATTTAATTATTACGTCTGGACACTATGAAGAAGTAGTAAACGCAATTACAAGAGAAGTTTACAAAATAGCTAAATCAATTTCATTTCACAATATGGACGAAACTGAATTTAGTTTGATTTATGAAGATGTAAAGAACGTAATTATTCGTTGGTTGGGCGTATCAGATGAAGATTTAGAAACGGAATTGTTACAATATTTTTAAAAATTAAAAAAAATATTATGAATATATATGAATTTAGAATAGGGAATTATGTAATTTTTTGGGGAAACATTCTTATAGTTTCAGAATTAAATGAATTTAAAATAAAGGCTAAAAGCATTGATTTTAAAAGTGCATATGAAAATTATATAGAATTTTCTGGTGTTAACATAACAAAAAAAATATATTATCAAATAGAAAAACAATTAATTAACTTACCATTTAGTTATAATTTTGATGGTGAAAAGTTAAAATTTTATTTTTCAGATTATGAACAAATAGAATTTGAATATTTACACCAAGTTCAAAACTTTTATTTTGAGTTAACTAGGCAAGATTTAATAATAGAATTATGATAGTAAATGAAGCAATGTTTTGGGGTTTGTCTTTAATAGGTATGTTTATCCCAATAGTAATATTTTGTGCAGTTGTATTATATTCAATGCATAAAGACAGGACTTCTTACGGTCGTAAAATACCAATGCCACCACCACATTTAAACCCAAAATATAAAAACAAATGAAAGCGAAAAAGTGTAGAAATTGTTTAGAAAAGTTTGAACCTAAAAACTCATTGCAAGTGGTTTGCGGAGTTAAATGTTCAATAGAGTACAACAAGACTAAAAAAGAAAAACAAGCCGTTAAATTCAAAGAGTTTGAACAAGAACAAAAAGAAGAAAAGAGTTTAAAAGCGAGTTTGATTAATACACGTATACAAGTACATGAATATATTAGATTAAGAGACAAGGGCAAAAATTGTATTTCGTGTAATACCACTTGGAAAAGTGATTTCGAAGCTGGCCACCATTATTCTGCAGCAAGTTTTTTGACGCTTAAATTTAATTTAGATAATATTCACGGCCAGTGCGTTTTTTGTAATCAATACAAAGATAGTAATTTTGCTAACTACGCATTAAACCTACCTTTCAGAATAGGAATAAAGAAATACAACGATTTACAATCTTTAGCGAGTATAGACAAACAATTTAGCAAGGTTTGGAATTTAGACAACTTAAAAGAAATTAGAGAAAATGTAAAAAAGTTACGCAAAGATTTGCGAGATTAAAAATAATGTTGTAATATTGCATATGTATTAAGGTAGGAGCTAATACGGACATACAAAAATATTCATACCATAATCGGGCGGGCGCTCCTACATTTAGCCCAATCGATTATGGTATTTTCATTTAATAGTTGTAGGTAATCTTTAAACCTTTATAGTTATGGCAAACGTAAAATTAATTTTTCAAGGAACTGAAAAAAGCAAAACAGACAAGGTTAGTTTAGAAGTTTATGTTAACTCTTATAACGAAGTTGCTTTATGGTTAGAAGAAAATGACGAACTTCCTTCTTTAATATCTTTTGACAAATCAACTGCAGTTCGTTTAGTTCGTGAGTTAAAAAAACAAATCGGTTATTTAGAAAGCGAGGTAAACAATGGCTAAGGAATTACCATACTTTAAATTTGAGCCAGCAGAATACTTAACTAAAGACATTTCATTTTGCAGTTTATCAGCACAAGGTTTATTTATAAATATTTGTAGCTACTATTGGCAACGTAATTGCGAACTTACAAAAGAGCAATTATTAAGACGTTTAAACCACGAAACAGAATTAAAAGAACTTATTAAAGAGGGTGTTATTGATTTGATAGAAAATAAGATTTTTATTAAGTTTTTAGATAACCAACTTAATGAAGTTGAAAATAAAAGTAAAACTAATTCTACCAATGGTAGCAAGGGCGGACGTCCAAAGAAAAACCCAAATGAAAGCGAAACAAAACCGAACTTAAACCCAAACGAAAGCGAAACTATAAGCGAATCAAAAGGCATAAGAGAAGATAAGATAAAAGAAGATGAAATAAAAGAAAAGAAAATAGTAAATAAATTTACACCACCACAACAATTTGAAGTTATTGGATATTTTATTGAAAATGGTTATACAAAAGAATTAGCAGAAAAGGCTTTTAAATATTACGAAACTGGAAATTGGTCAGATGGAAAAGGAAACAAAGTAAAAAATTGGAAACAAAAAATGCAATCTGTTTGGTTTAAAGAAGAAAATAAAGCAATTAAAACGCCAATTAAAAAAGTAATTTCATAATGAGTACATTCAATATACAAAATTGGGATTTAATTCAAACGAATAAAACCAACGGAACAGCAAAGTTAAAATGTCCGGCTTGCACCGATACACGGAAAAACAAACAAGATAGAAGTTTATACGTAAATTTTAATTCTGGTGTAGGTAAATGTTTTAACGATGGTTGTAGTGCTTTATTTTTTAAAGATAGTTTAGAAAAGTCTATTGAAAGAGAAAATTATACTTTACCGGTTCAAGATTGGAAAAATTATACTGCACTTTCAGATGCTTTGGTTAAACATATTGAAACGGAACGTAAAATACAACAATACACTTTAAATCATTTTAACGTTACTGAAGAAAAATATTACCAGCCGGCACTATTGAAAGAAGTAAATAATATTGTATTTAATTATTTTGAGGGTGATTTATTAGTAAACAAAAAATATCGTTCTGGAAACAAAAAGTTTACTCAAAGTAAAAATGGTAAACCAATTTTTTACAATATAAATTCTGTAATTGGTGAAAACGAATGTTACATAGTTGAGGGTGAATTTGACGTATTAGCACTTTACGAAATTGGAATTAAAAATGTAGTTTCTATTCCTAACGGGGCAAACGATAACGACAATTATTGGTTAAATTCTGAAAAGTATATAAAAGATATTAAAAAGTTTTATATTGCAACTGATAACGACGAGTCAGGTAATAATGTTGCTGATAAGATTGCACAACGTTTAGGTCGTTATAGATGTGAAAGAATTTTATTTGATGGCAAAGATGCAAACGACGATTTAAAATCAGGTACACTTAATAAAACAATTAACAATAAACAAAAGTATCCGGTATCTGGAACATTTAAAGTTTCTGATGTATTAGATAATATTTTTGATTTATATGATAATGGATTTCCGGAAACAATTTATCCAAAACACAGATGCTTTGGTAATTTAAAAAATGTGTTTTCTGTTATGCGTGGGCATTTAATAACCGGAACCGGAATACCATCACACGGAAAATCTAATTTTACAGAATGGTATGTTTTAAATTTGTTGCGTGATTATGATATGAAAGCTAGTTTTTTTAGTCCGGAACATCACCCGTTTGAATTGCATCATACTACATTTATTGAAAAGACTTACGGAAAAAATTTCTTTCAAGATAATGATGGTTGTCCGAGAATAACAAAAGATGAAATTAATCGTTATAAAGATTGGGCTGAAGAAAAACTTTATTTAACTGGAACAGAAAATGGAGAGTTTCCAACTTGGGATTGGTTGTTTGAAAAGTTTAAAGAGCAAATGTTTAATTATGGAATTGATATTTTTGTAATTGA